AGATCCCTTGCAGTAGATGCTTTGTTCGCTAGGATGGCGATATTAACATTATCGTTAAAAACGGCGTAGTGGAGCAGGTAGGATACGCAGGTGGTTGATTTGCCAGTCTGCCGTGGCATCTTACAAATGTTAAATCTATTTTCGTGGAAGTTCTTTACAAGTTTCTCTTGAAATGGATACATTTCAAACGGAACAAGACCATGATCCAGAGAAACAATCTTGATATAATTCTTTGCAAAATAAACAGGATCTTCCTTACACTTTAAGAATTCAATGATTTGTTCTTCAGTGAATTGTATTTGTGTATTTGCCCTTTTCAGGTTTGGATTTCCCAAATAGATATTATCAGACATAGTTGTTACCTACTAATTTCTTCCCAGTCCATTGATGCGTGAATATCTGCACCATTAGCATCAGCAGCACATACAATAGAAAGTTCATAAGGTGTTCCAGTTAGTGCATCTCTTTCTAACTGGAACTTAAATAGTGCTTCTTTGAGAATATCTACTGATGTTGAACCTTGATTGGAACCATATGTGTATCCAGATGCTAGTATTCTTCCTCCAGTATAAGTTCCTCCACCAATCTTATATTCAACAGCACTATCCCCACCAGCATCAGTCCAAGTTCCACCATTAGACGTTCCACTTGCTCTTACTTGCCAGTTATAGGTTGCATTGTTTGTAATACCTAAAATAGAAAGTGCAGTTAGAATTACAATTGCATCTAATCTATTTGGCGTTTTTTTAAGACGAATTGATGCAACTGTATAATAAGTTCCTGCTGTTGTTAAGTCAACTGGTGTTTGAACTGGTGTTCCTATTGCTTGCTGCAATCCGCGAAGTTCATATCCACCTTCTGAAATTACAGTAGAGCAAACTTGTTTGAGTGTGCTTGCACTAGTCGTAATTGCCGTATTAGCAATTTCATATCTTAATGGTAGTGATGCTGTTGTAATGTAAGTTGTGTTAATTCTATTTGCGTGATGAAATGAATGACAATGAATAAACTTACCATCAACTACAAAACCCAATCTAACTGTTCCAAGTCCCAACCATTCAATATCCATCCAAAGAATTTGTGCCTTACTAATATCTAATGTGACCTCTGATGGATTGCGGTGCCCTGCACCAAGCATCGTATCAATATTCCAATCTGCTTGTGCTACTCTTGTTTCTGTTGTAATTCCCGGAACATAAGTTCTTTCTACAAAATATAAACTACTTCCATCAAGTTCCAGATACATTCCATTGTCTGCACCAAAGTATCCTACTCTTTGGCGAAGATTTTCTTTTGCTGGGTTCATTACAAAAGTAGTTAAAATTTCTAATGACTTTCCCGGTTGATATGAGAATACTTTTGTCGTTTCTCTGATGATTGATGCGGTGCTTCCAACACCAACAGTTAAATTTACTAAACCTTGTGCAGTTACAAATCCAACTGTTGAACCAGTACCAACAACTAAACCACTCCAAAGATTATTGTCCCTGTATCTGTGGGAACTATCAAATAAGGTAAGAGGTTGAGATATTCTTTGCCTACCAAATGCGTCAGTTGCTATTGGTGGTAATTCAATATCAACAGTTCCAGAAACAGGAAATGGATTTGTGGTGCTGACTGGTGAATTGTTGAGGTTGATTGATACTTGCCCAGTTGTTCCAATACCTACAGTATTCAGTAATGTAGAAATACCGACTGGAAGATATGGAGTTGTTAATGTTCCACCTGTCCCAACTTCAACTATGTGATTATGAATTGGATTATCTGGAGTGCTTGTAACTGTTACTATTCCTGGAATTGTAATACTACCATTAATAGTAATATTGGAACTTCCAAGAGATACTGGAAATGGATTGTCAATAGTAACTACTTCGCCATTCTTATTGGCAATCATATTGACTTCAAAAAGGGTTCTTTCCTGATTCAGAAAGTCCTGTTCATTTTTATTAAATTGTGCCATGAATCAATCACTCCATGATAATCTTTCTGGTCTGTATCTTTGTGCGTTTTTAATTTTTATAGAAGTAGATTCTACTGGGTATATATTATGAACAATCGCTCCGGGATATTCTCCTTGTAGTTGCTCTGCAAGTTGATTTTTATCCATCATTTTTCCTTCAACTTCCATACGATATAATCTTCCTTTCCAAACTACATCAGCAAGAAAAGATTCGTTTGCCGTTTCTGGTTCGGAAGAATTCATATAAAGATTGCCGTTAAAATCTCCGGCAATATTGATGCTTTCTGAAATAAACTGTTGAAATGATTTCATTTTAGTTACAGTTCCAGCGACGTAGTGTTTTATTGATATCTGAATCCGGATTTCTTGCAGTTTTTGCAGAAGTGAGTTTGTCCTTCATTCCAGACATACGACTGCAGAATCTTTTACGACGCCCTGCCCTTTTTCCTTTTGGATTCTTTTCAGTTACTGCAGTTTGAAGTTTTGAACCTGGATTTTCTTTACGATAAGCATTAACTGCTTTTTGACTTAATCCATCGGTCTTATCTTTACGATTTACTTTTTGCCAATCTTCAGATAATCCAAATTCTACTCTCCAATTTGAGTATTCGTAAGAATCTGCAAGAGGTAATGAAGGTCCAGAAAGTTTTCTTTGTGCAGCAGCTTTTTCATTTGGGTTAGTAGTTCCCGTTGCAAGATTTCTAATTTTTGCCTGTTTTTGTGCCTGTTTATGACCAGAACCGATTTCAAAACTAATTTCTTCACGCATACCACGATATATTTGTGCAGCTTGTTTAAGAGCACCTATTTTTTGAGAATCTGGTAGTTTTCTTTTTCCAATTGCTTTAATTGCTGTACTAAATCTTTCAATATTTGGGTTATCTGCTGGAGAATCAGTACCTGCAACCTGCTCTTTCATTTCACCACTATCAACATAATCCGCTGCAGTATCAAGATAATCTGCTGCTTTAGTAATTTTTGATTGAACCCATGCTTCTATATTTCCTTCACCTTTCATTTTTTTCTTAAGTCTTTTTACTGCAGATGCAATAGTTGAGAGTTCTGATCTTGCCATCGAATGCTCATGATCATAAGATTCTGGAAAGTTTCCTGGATGAGGCGAATTTGCATGATAATCTTTACCCAAAGTTTTTGGTAAAGAATACATATCCCAGAATTTTGGACCATACTTACACTCTGAACGAGTCTCATCTTTTTGACATTTGGGGCAATATCTCATCATTCCATTTTCTTCCTTCACTGGAACGCAATTTGGAACCTCTTTACCATTTTTTTTCTTTTTACCAACCATCTGATATCCCTTCCAACAAGGATCTTCACCTTTCATTTTTTTTCCTTCAGTAACATCCTTATATTTTTTATGCGATTTCTTTGCTGAGGATTCCATTTTTTTTAGTCGTGTATAGTAATCGGGAATTTCATCAAGATGTTGAAGAGCAATGTCAGTAGCAAGATCCTTATCTTTTGTGTGTTCATGCTCAATAGGAATTCCCATTTTAAGTTGATTCTTCACAAAAGAAACTTCAAGGCGATGTTTCTTAGCAATTTGCTCAACTGTTTTATGGGACTTTAACTTATTCACAGAATTAAAAAGTTACTCTTTATTATTTAGAAAACCTTGCTTGAGTAATTTTGATAATTCTGAAGTTGAACCAACAAAAATAGCATTATTTGTAGTATTAGTTGTCGTTTTGATAGTATCTTCTTCGACTTCTTTAAGTTTTTTCTGCAAATCTATTAATTTATCTGTTACATCCCCAACACTTTTTATGAGTTGTCCAGCAACTTCATATGCTCTTGGACTTCCACCTTCTCCAGCAAGTTCCATGATTCCATTAATTGCCTCTTGCCCCTTTTCAATTAAAGAGTATAAATTAGCACGAGTGTACTCATAATCTTTTTGAATGTCATCTGGTTTTAATGGAGAAATATCAAGTTGATCATTTACATTCTCTACCTCAACAATTTTACTTTCAATGTTAAAAGTAGAATCCAAATTTTCATAGTTATTTTTCATAATTATTCTTGCAAAGGACCTCCACCGCCAGTTGTGGGGGTGGTGCCACTGCTTTGTGCGTAGTCTATGTCTTGTTGTTGTGTTGGACTATATTCTTTACCATCAAAGAACATCTCTATTGATTCATTAAATCCAAAGTCTTCATATGGTTCAGCATCTATTGGATCGGGAGTAACAGTATATCTCATCTCTCTCTTAGCAGTTTGAGTATCTGTTCCAGTATAATAATCAACTTGAACCTTACGAATAAGTCCATCAGTACTATCAGCAATTGGACCAAAGAGATAAGTTTTTGCTGTAAAGTTAAAGGTATAAATTAATATTCTTCTCGCAGAAAAATCACCTTCATAATCATCAGTAAATAATACACTATCCAAAACAATTGGTATATCTCTTTTTTCTCCAATTGAATCAATTAAATCTACAGTTAAATTGAATGCTGGTTGAAAATATGGTAATATTTGCTCCATAACTTGTAATGCATCATCTTGCAATTTACTAATTAAGTTGAGTTGAAATCCAATATTATATGGAACTGGTAAAAATACCTTTTTAAAATTGTTTCCATCAGATGCTTTGAAAGTTTGAGTAATATTTGCTTTTCTTGATGGATCATATTGAATTGAGGTCATTTCAAATGCAAGTCTTGGTAGAGTCATTGCAATTGGTTTATTTAATTCTGGTTGCTGTTCAATTCTCGCTAAAAACTTTTGAATTGGTCCATAAGCAAGAGGAACTTTTATCTCACTTATATTTTCATCTAATGCATTTTTATGTCTTATATGGATATTATTAAATAGAGTACCAAAAGATATGACAGTTCTTCGTGTAATTTCGTGATAAAAATAATTTCCTAGCATCAGTAAGTACCAAATGGATTTTTTTCTGAGAAATCTATTATTTGTTCAGATTCTGTTTCAATTGTTTTGTTCTCACTATATTTATCATCATTATTAAAAGAGTCAAATGATACGACAACATAAGATGCATCAGAACTATTTCCTGTAATAACTTCCCCCGGATAAAATCCTTTTACACTAACATCATCTATAATTGAAACCTTTAAAGTTTTAGTATCTAAATCCCAAGATTTTACCCTTGCATTTGTTGTGGATACAGATCCAGTTACAATTTCATTAAATTGATAATTAATAATGGAAGTGTTTATACCTAAAGTTGGTGGTGGTGAGATGGTTATAATCGGTACAGAATTATAACCTATTCCAGAATTTGATAATAATATTGTCTCAATTTCCCCTATAGTTGATATTGATGATATTCCAACAGCAGTTATACCAGTACCTAAAGAAGGTGCAGAAAATGAAACTAAAGGTTTTGATATATATCCAGAACCTTTATTGATCATAGTTATATTTGTAATGCCATTTTGGGTAGTTTCTATTGAACATGTTGCTGCTGCACCAACACCACCTCCACCAGTTATTGAAATTGTGGGTGCTACAGTATATCCAGAACCAGGTCTAACTATTAATATATCTTTAATTGATTTAAAGGATCCAAATGATGATGTAATTGCAACTGCAGAAGCATTAGTTCCACCATAAGGTGCTGGGGAGATTGTTATAGATGGTGTAGATGTGTAATTATATCCGTCATTATTCAAGTAAATTTTATTAATATAACCAGTTCCTATAGATGCAGAAGCAGATGCAGGTTCTCCAGATCTGGTTAATTGTATTGTTACAATATATCCCTCACTTTCAATTTGACTATCAATTTCATTAATTGTGGTATCTAATACTTCGTCTTCATATTCAAATAATTCGCATTTTAATTGATATACATAAAGTTTCCCGAGTTGATAGAATGGATCTTCGTGCTCTACAAATTTGACTTCAAATAATCGTTGACCTAATGGAAAGTATACTAAATCACCTTCTCTAGGTCTTGTTTGCAAGTCTATTTCTGGATCATTTTCATCTAAAAATGGAGAAATAAAATCTTCATATCTTTCTCTAGAAATTACTAAATTAATTTCATCTTTTAGACTGACTCCAAATTTAGTTAATAAATCACCTTGCCCAGTATATCCATCATAATTATTTAAATACGCTTCTATTGCAAAGTTATCATTAAATTTTGATGATGAAATTTCTTTTAATATTGTTTCCTTTCTTACAAATTTTCTTGGAATATAAATTACTTCTATTCCATAAAATTTCAATTGCTCATTAATCAACTCTTGAATGAGTCTTTGTTCATTTGGTGATCCTTGTAAAAAAAATGGATTAAGTGCCATTATCCAATAAAATCGTAAGGGGGTAATTCGTAATCCATTGTCATTCTTTCTCTAATCTCTTGCAATTCTTTTTCGGCATCGTCATATAATTCTCTTCCATTAAGTTCAATACCACCAGGAAGTTTAACACCTCTAAATTTAATTAAATTTGCTCCCCATTGACGTTTCATGAGAGCAGTTAAATATCTCTTTAAAAAACTATCATTATACACTTTTGTAAATTCATTTGGATTTAAAAGTCTATAACAATCAATAACTATAAATGTATCTTTAGATTTTGCTCCCCAATCTATATCCAAGTATAATCTATTTTGTCTTTTATTAAATCTAATTTGTTTATCTGGGGAAAGAAGAAAATCAATATCTTCAAGATATGTTTTAACCATAGCATATTGTAAAAGTTCTACAGAATTAAAATAATAAAGATCATTTAAAAATAATTGATATTTTATACTCCACATTCCCCCAGAAATAGAACTAGTATCAAATTTAAAAATTTTTTCAATTCCTATTACCGAATCGGGAACTTGAATAAAATTAGAATTTTCATAAAAATTAAATCCAACTGTTCCTATTCCTGAAATATTCGCGTTTGCAGTTGTAGTTACAATTCCAGTTCCATTAGAATATTTTGCCTTACCTCTATCTATATCATCTTGTGTGATTTTGTACTTTAAGTACATTCTTTCTACACCATCAAAATGCCTTTCATTAAAGTATTGAAGAGCATCATCAACTAAATCATCAATTTGTTCATCTGCTAAATTAATTTCCAATATCGGATGTCCAAGTTTTCTTAGACAATAATCAATCAATTCTTGTCTACTTGCGGGTTTTGCCATTATCGAGTAACTCCTTCTCTTACAAGAACCATTCCTTCAATTACTCTTGTTTTTAAATTGGATTGAGTAATCACAATATCATAAACATATCTTCCAGGCTTTAAATTAGTGGTTTGTGATGAATCTAAAGAAATTAATATTTTTCCTAAAGTTTCTGGAGAATCAATTGAAGTAGTGAAAGTAATTGCTGTGGAACTTCCTGCATATTTACGCATTTGTGCAGAAACTGTATATCCAGTCAAATCTAAAGCAGAATTTGTATCACTTGATTCTAGAGTAAATGATTGACTAAAATTTGTTCCAGAATTGATTACAATATTGGAAACATATACTGCTGCCATTTATTTTGATGATCTGTACCTCTTTTATTTATATTTACATGCTATCTAAAGACAATAACACCTCTTGCTGCTTTAAGTATAATTTGAAATATAATCGTGCAAAATTTTTTAATTCCTCTGGATTTAATTTATCAATTACTCTAACATGCTTTTCATATTCAAATAATTTATCAATAGTTTCTAATTGTATTTCCTCTGGATTCATTTATAAACTCCTTAAGTAAAGATTTAATTTCATCTATGTCCTTTTTAATTTTTTCAATCTCATTTTGTTGATTTTTTCTATTATTAGATGCAATCATATATTGATTATATGATTTATCATCACAATTTATTATAGCACCAGATTTTTCATCCCGGTAAAGATTTGGATGCCCTTTTACTGGAATCATCATGCTAGTGCAATGCTCCTCAAATCTTTAAATCTTGGTGCATATGCTTGATTTGTTCCAGAAGCTACAATTTTTATGGTATAACCAGTAAAACTTCCCAAGTTATTTGCACTAAATTCATATTCTAAAAATTGATTATCTAAACTTGCTGATACTAAAACATCTGGTAATCCGTTATTTTTCGCGGGGTTCACTACATCAAAATAACCATCTTGATTATTATCTATTGTCAAATTATTATAACCTGGAAATAGTTCAAATGATTGATTAACTTCACTTGAGTCTGGTCTAATTAAACTGTATAGTACTCTAAAATCTGCACTTGAATGTCTATATGCACTTATAATAACCTTTAAAGATGTTGCTGGTTGAGCAAGTCTTACTGTATTGGAAATGTAAATTGCAGCATGTGGATCATCTGTATTGGTATTAACTCTACTTTCATTGGCATAATCACTGATTGGTTTATTTAAACGATCACTCAGAAGTTCAACGGAAGATTCTCTCCAAAATATCATGGGAGAAATATTAGAATTATTTGTAGATAAATCTAACTTCAATGTAAATGATTTATTGGATGGTAATGAACTTAAGTATGTCTGCTCATTAATCTTAGAACAAATAATTCTTGTAGAATTTAATGAATTTTTAACTCCAAGTTGAATGGGTTCATATTGCTGGTCAATGAAAGAAATTTCTGTTCCATTTACACTAGTTCCACTAACAGTTCTTACTTGACCCGCAACTGAAGTTAAAGAGTTGGGATTTAATATTGAAACTTGTGGGGTAATATTATTAAATTGAATATTCTCACTAGAGTTTATATTTTCTCCCCCACATGATAATTGATCATTGAATGATAATTGTGGAGAGTTAGCAGGAATTCCAACTAAACTCTTATCAGTGTCTCTATTTGAAGTATTTGAATCAAAATTGTTTCTATCAAATTCTACATAATAATTGTCAATATCTATACCAGAAGAACTAATATTATGAGTTTTATTAATTCTTCTTAGAGAAACTCCACCTATCTCATACTTATATACTGGAACACCAATATGGTCAGTGATAATTGTAGAATCTATACCTCTACTAATTCCATTAAGAGTACCTTCACCAACTGATGTATATTTTATAATTTCATTTTCTACTATTACAAATCCAGGATTAGATGCACCAACAGGCAGTCCTTCAAAAATAGCAAAATCTGTTGTTGATGCAACGCTAACCGATGTGCTTGATGAAAGTATTGGTAAAGATAAAGTTGTTGGAGATACATTTGTTGTTACATTTGAGATTTCAACCTTGTTAGAAGTTGAATACATTCCATGATTTGGATGATTTACCCTAAACATGTTTCCAGAGTTAAATCCACCCATGGGTGTTGAAGAATCGACTTTTATTGAAGAAATTACTTGAGCATTATTATTTGAATCATAATAAACTAGAGTTGAAACACCAACATTGAATGCGCTGCCTTGAACATTTGATAGGTATAAAGTTTCTAAACCATTAATGTTAGTAATTGTTATTTGTGCGTCACTACCTCCAACTGGAGAAACATCAGATGTTTTAATACCAACAACATCACCAATTGCATATCCACTTCCTGGATTTGCAACAGTAACCCCTGTAATTGATCCTCCAGTAGCAGTAATATTCAATGCCAATCCAGTTCCATTGCCTGTTATTGCAAAGGTTCCTACATTGTTTGTTGTAGTGTAATTGAATCCACCAGTATTCACACCAACAGTGGATACTGAACTTCCTGTTCCAACAATATATCCATAGTTATAAGTTGCAGATTGAACAGAAACTTTTCTACCTTTTGTTAAATCATTTATAATAGTTGAATTTGTTGTATGTGTTATTTTTAATTTAACTTGTCTTGGTAAAATTGTAATTGAATTTGATTTTAAAGTTGGAATATATCCATTACTTTGATTTAAAGTTGGATTGTGGAATAGAACGCTTCCAGAATTTGATGTAAATTTAGCCTTATAAAGTCTAAATTTCAAATCCTGATATTGATTTGCGGTCCATATTGATCCATTCTGCGATTTAAACAAACTACCTATAGCAAATTGTGTAGAATATCTCACAGATTGTGAATCGGGAAGAGAAGATGTTTCGATAGTTTTTTCTCCCATTTCGGCAATCCACACTTCATACTTGTCAGTTTGTGGAGCTAAAAGAACTATTGCATATTCCAATCCTGGTTCCAAATAAATTGGATGATCAAATGTAACTTTTGTTGGAATTGATGCATCTGATGATATTTTAATATCGCTAGGACTTAAAGTTACAGGTTTTCCTACAACTACTCTTGTTGGAGTTCCTAATTCAACTGTCCTAACTTCTACAGTTAATGGAGCATTTCCGGAATCCTTACTTGCAAAAAATAGGTCAACTGCAGTAAGGAAAGCACCATTAGAGTCCTCATTTGGAGAATTTCCATTAGATGATTCTGTTGCTCCTCCTACACTAAATGATTGTGCTAAAGGATCTAGATAATAAATTGTAGTATTTGTATTTGTTACTCTTTGTCTTTGCTCCCAAAGTCCTTCAGATTTGTAGATTGTTTCTGATGAGGAAATAAGTTGACTTCCAGATATTGGAGTTTCATTTGTAGAACTTGAGGTTAATTTATAAACTTTAGATCCCGTTGCAATTCTAACCGCAGGTGGTGGATTTGAATTTGGATTTCTTAAGAAGAATGATCCAGATAAAAATCCATTAATATCACTTATCAGTCTCAAATCTTTTACATATGCTACAGCACCACTAGTTTGTCCTACCAATTTCATTCCAATGGAAAGATAACCAGAATATAAACCTTGAACATTTGAACTTAAAGATTCAATGTCAATATTCAAAGTTTTAGATGATGCGCTATATGAAGAAGGAACATTTTCTGATGAAAAATATGGATTAGATGCAAATATTACATCTGGATTATTGTATGCACCAGACTTATGATTTGATGCAGCAACTCTAAAAGAAATTAGAGGAGTTGATAATCCAGAAGTCGAATTTACCCATCCAAATACTGTCTCACCTACAGTAAATGCTGATGATGCCCCATAATTCTGTAATGTTGAGTCATTTGAAATTTCTATCAATTTCGGAATAAAATCTACTGCGCCATTTCCATCTAAAAATTGATAAAATCTTGTTAATGGTTTTAAATTAACTGCATTAAATCCAGTGTTTCTAGATCTCATGTAGAGTTCAGTTCCACTGGAAATAAGATTGTTAACTGTTGAAGAAGTTGTTTCTGTTCCGGCAACTTCAAATCTACCAGTTTCCCTCAACCAAACCCAATTAGTTTGATTTATCGTAACATCATCAAGTTGCATTGTTCTAACCCAGGTATCACTTTCTGGATTTAATTTTATTGTTCCACTATATGAAATAACATGAAATGGATTAACATTTTCTACTTTTGTTGCAAATAATTGACCAATCCATTCCACAGATTCATATTTTAATGTAATTAAATCTCCAGTTTTTTGAACATTAGAATCGAAAAGTTGGAAGTTGGTGCCAAAATCTAAATCTTGATCTGGTGTATTACTTGCAGGAACTGGTTTTAAATTTATACTATTTCTAGCAACTTTTGTTCTCAATTCTCCATTTTCTGTATCAACTTCTATGGATGATTTGGAATTTATTAAGTCACTATTTTTAAAATCATCTACAAAAAAACCAGTTTTAAATCTATTCAATCCTTGAGAATCTTGAATTTGTAATGTCTGAGTATTTAACTCCAATAAAGATAGTGAAGTTACTCTTTCTAAGTTTTCAACTCTATTTTCAATTTTTCCAATATCTCTCATAGTATATCTTCTATTATCCGATAATGATATTATGGCATCTTTTGGATTGTAAAGATATGGTGGCAATGTAATGGTTGCAATTTCCATCACATCACTTGGTTTATCTGATTGTTTTGGATTTAAAGAAGGAGTTCCTTCCTGAACTATAAAATTACCATTTTTATCGAGATATAATTTATCTATTCTACCAAGATAAAATTGATATCCTAATAATGCACTTTCATTAGGACTCATGATAATTTTAGGATCTTGCCCGAATGATCTTGAAGAAAAATCAAATGGGGAAGAAGTATTTGAATTAAAAACTGATACTCTTGGTCTAAAATCTAAGGTATCTGAAGCCCTTATATTATTTAATCCAATATTCGGAATATCCTCAGAAAATCTATCTTTAGTGTAACTATTTACAGTAAAAACATCTCCAGTATCATTTGATTGTACAATGTAGTAATCAAATATAATTAAAAGTCTTCTTGATGGAGATTCTTCTCCAGATTTTCTTATTAATTTTGAATAATCATAGTATTGTTCCTTTTGTCCCTTATCTAAATTAAACTTATTAGTAATATTTTTATACTTACCTTGTGTTACTGTTAAAACATTAGTTTTAATATTAGACTCTTCAAAAGTTACATTTTCCCCCACTGAAAATCTATTATTATTTAAATAAACAATTCCCAAAATATTGGAAGATGGTTTTGAAACAATTCTTGCAACACAGTTGCTAATGTTACCTATTATATTTTCGCCTATAATTGCGTTCAAATCAACATTTGCAATAGCACTAAATGATAGTTGGTCCAATACTGGATTATTGGTATCTAACGATTCATATATTGCAATAATTTTTGCAACATCAGGATAATTTAGTGATATTTCTTCATCTTGAACTCTTAATCCATAATATTGATTATATTCCAATCCATCATTAATTGATGTACTTATTCCAGTACCTGATTCCGGATTTTTTGATAAATTTATATTGAGTATTTTACTTCTACTAAATTGCTTTATTTTACTTTGAATTGAATTTTTTACAAATGTTGCATTTATAGATGAAATTTGTTTATTTTGAATACTTGTAAATGTAACTTGATCTGAATTTAATCCTAAAATAAATTTATCTGGAGTTAATTTTTCAACTGTTCCATCTGAATAGAATATAGAATATCTTTCTTCGTCAAAAATTTCAAACTTTGATGTTGTAGAATTAATACCTAAATTAAAATTACTAGTATTTACAGTTAATGCATTTGCTGAAGGAGTAAATGTAGTATTAGATTGTGCAGAAAAAGTTATCGTCGCATTGTTTAATGATACGGATTCTACATTTTGATTTGGAAGTTGTGCATATAAAAATCCCTTTTCACTATTTTTAATTTTTGGAATTCCTAAACTATAAGTACCAGTATAAGTTGATAATGGTAGAGATCCATCACATACATCAGTAACATTAGAAACAGATGCCAAGACGATTGATGTTCCTGATGGAGAAATAGATACAACTCTGTTATAAACTTCTAAAGTAGAACCAGATTTTTGATATCTAATTATAGTGTCAGATTTAATTCCCGCAAAAGATTCCGGAGAAGATATGGATGCTGTGCTAGTTCCACCAGATTCTGCTGCAATAGTAATTACTCCTCCTCTTAGAACTCTATCGAGTTGAGTATCACATACAAAGGAAGTAGAAAAACCAGATACAGAATTTGGTTGATGTCCTGATTTTATATCATCAATGCCGTAAATTTTTACTGATACTATTGTTCTTGGTAAAGATTCTAAACCATTAATTAAAATTTGCTCCCCAACTGAAAATGATCCAGAAGTTTGACTTAGAGTTAATAATTTAGTATTGTTTCCCGCAGAAACTGCGTAACCACTTGCTCCACTACTTTTACCTTTTATAAATGATGTTTGAGGAACTTGAGTTGAAGAAACTTCTTGATTTAAGGTTATTTCAGTATATGTTTGTATATCATATAAATAAAGGTCCCAATTTGTTGCCGAATTGTCATATGAAGCATCTGTCAAATTAAATGCATAAATTCTTGCCGAACCAATAGTAGATCCTGCTGCAACTGTTCCATTTTTTCTTCTATTTTGAAAATATATTGGTTCTTTTTGTTTTGGAGATCCACTTACATTATTAACTCTTAAAAGATTTCCCATTTCAAATGGTATATTTGTTGAAGGAATAGATCCTGTAGTTCTTGGTTTGGGAACATCTACAATTTCTACTCCAGTTTTTTCAATATCATATCCTTTAACATAAGCCTTTCCGGGAGAAAGTTTTATACACATCAAATCATCTGATGGAATATTTCCTTTTTCAGTCTTTTGATTGATAAAAAATATTCCATCGTTTCCAATTCTATTATTCAATGAATTATTAATTGAAAATTCAAATGGTCTAATAGAATAATCGCCAGATTCATCATAAGTTCTTTGTGCAATGTAATCTCTTATTAATGAATAACTTGTTTTAACTTCTACTTTTTTAATAGATCCATTTTCTACTCTAAGAAGTTCAATAAAATCAGTATCGTTTATATCATCTAAAGGTTTTTTGGTTAATGATAAAGAAACTTTAAATCTATCTGCACCTGGAGCAGCATAGTTTGTAAATCCTTTAGCATTGTCATAAAGTGATGAATCATCTTTTGCCGTAATTATTGATTCTTCAACCTTTAGTCCCACTCTATAAGATGGTTTATTTGTATAATAATCTAAAATAATTGTTTGTTGTGGAACTCTAGAAAAAATTCCCCTGACAAAGTAAACTCCTTCACCAATTGAGGCTGCAGATCCAATATGCGTAGAATTATCTAATGTAGTACTAGCAAATGAAGATCCTGCATTTATAGTTGTAAATCCATATTTAATATTTTCATTACAATAAAGAGGTTCATTATCTTGAAAAGAACTTATTTCAAAATTAGAGTCTGAATTTATATATTTTACATAGATTGTTGGATAATCAACCTCTGAATTAGGTAATTGTATTTTTTTTACTACTGCACTGACTCCAGATATTTGACCATTTATTGTTTTTCCTAAGAATTGATCGAGATATAATGATATATCAACACCATATTGTAAAGAATTTAGTTTTACTGCATAAAATTGATTATCAAATGCAATATTGCCAGGAATTACCATTGAACCTTCTTTGAAGATATGACTTCCAAAAGATTCTACTTGATTCTGCAATATTGATTGGAGAGTATTTAATTCTCTAGCCTGTATTGGTTTTCCTGGATTGAAAAGAATTTTATAGTAATTTTTATCTTTTGNACCCACATCTTTTTCAGAAAAATCATCAAAATATGGACTTACATTAAGATTAGTTTTTTGAGCCATCTTTAAAATTCCAGGATAATTTTAACATCTTCTTTTTGTCTAGAATTTCTAGTAACTGTGGGTCTATTATCAATGTAAATTACATCTCCAGACTTACTATTTATCTCAGGATTTGCAAGACCATCTGTAAATACAGATCCAAGATTTATAATTTTATTTGAAACTGATGTTGTAATTCCTGAGAAGGAACTATCTACAGATGCATTAAAACCACCACCAACTTTGGATACTGAATTTGAAAAAGTAAATTTATTAATTGTATTTGTACTAGAAAATAACGATGATATGCCAACATAATCTTGATTACTGGACCCTAAATTTCCATAATAAAGAGATCTATCTTGATAATACTTTAGAACTTTTGTTTCTTGATCATATGATGTAACATATCCATATGCATACCCTCCCTGAACCGATTGTTGAATTTTATCACCAACGGATATAGTCCCTGTAGTTGAACTAAATTTCATTGAATAAACTGCAGAAAAATCATTTGAAGTAAATAATGTAGTGTTAATTCCTACAGAATCAAAAACTAAAGGATTTTTTATAATTCCTACTTGAGCAAATTTGGAATCTATAGGAAAATCTTTTGTGGAATCATCAAACCTTGCATATATTAGAATTTTATCTGCACCCAATTCTTTGTAAATATCAAACCCATGACCCTTCGATGGTGGAATAATTGGAATTAATTCGGCATAAGTTTCCGGAATACTGGACCCTGTTGTACCCAAATCTACCATCGCATAAGTATAATTTTTACCTCCAGAAGTTACAATAGCATTAGTAATTTTACCATTTGCAGAATCAACTTCTATAGATACTGTTGCCCCAGATCCATCACCAACAATATTGCAAGATTGTCCCGATTCTATATTATATCCAGACCCAGTATTCTTAATATAGATCGTTTTTATTTGATTTTCATTTATATCAGAGTTTGCATTTTCCCTAATTGATACAATTTGAGCATCTGTCGAGGACTCCCAATCATTGGGAATAGTAATATAATCTGTAGAATCGAACTTTATGATATCGTTTGGTGAGACTGTATAAAGATATTTCCAAGTATATCCATCAGAGAGTTTTGATGGTTCTAAATCTGTAAATATTGGTTCTACTTGTGATACATTTCCAGTTGTACTAATTCCCGAAGAGCCATTACTTATACAAATATAAACCCTATAATCTGAATTTATAACATAATAATTTGCATCATAGAGACGCATTGAACCAGTAATTGGTGATGGATTTATAATACTATAATCCGGTCTATACATTTCATATCTTTGACCAGAATTCCAACTAATTTTCCTAACAACTCTTTTAATGTTTGCAGTTGTAATTTTTTTACCAAACAATATTGTCGAAGTATAATGATTAAGATAATCAATATTATCAATTGGATTTGGTGGTGTTATATTCCAATTTTGATCTCTACCAAATCCACCATTCCCATTATTTGTCGGATTTGAAAGACCTACAAATACATAATATGAATTTGTAGAATCATTTACTGAATTTACAAAATTAGTAGCATTAAGTATTCTAAATTGATCTGTTACAAGTGCAGACATCTTAATATAGTTTTTTTTATATTTATATTATCATTAAAACTTATTTTTTAATGATCCATTATCATTAAAACCATACCCCCTTCTTTGTATTGATGGGAAAGATGATAATCCAGAATTTGCATTAAATCCAGATACTCCTATTGAAATTGGATTTTTTGAACGTTTAAATCCAGACATTCTACCCCAAGAAAATTTACCAATAAAATTACCTGATGTTAAAATTCCAATAACATTGGAATCGGATTTTACATTGCAAGTAATGATGCCAACTGATGCGTTAAATGCACTTATATAGTAAATATTATCAAGAAAACTTGTACCAATTCCAACCACTGAAAGATCATTATTGATAATTGATGTAATTCCATTACCAACTTTAGTATCAAAAATATAAATTGGGTATCCTACTTGAAGATTAGTAAAAGGTGATAACGATGGATCTAGGGTAAATTTTATTGCCAGATAAGTGCCGATACCAACTGAAGTTGAAATTCCGACAATATTTCCAGAAAATCCTTGAATGCTGGTAATATTAGTTATATTTTCATAGATTGGTTTTGGTAATGGTACAATAACATTTGGTGGATTTGTAAATGTATACCCAAATCCAGGATTTATTATTGTTACTGGAGATGAAAGCGATCCATTTAAAATAGCAATAGTTGCAGTTGCAGTTGCACCTACACCTGTTCCAATTCGTTTTGGTGCAGAAATTTTTACAGTTACTGATGCCCCGGTATAACCACTACCAACATTATTAATTGATAAAGATTGAATAGTTCCTGCAGATGATACAATCGCAGTTACAGCGGCTGAAACTGGATCTGCTTGGCCGGAAACAATTAGACCATCAAAATCTATATCTATTGGTGAATTGTTTTCATAGTTAAAAAATTGAGCATTATCAACAAATAGTACAGTATCACTTGAATTTAAGTCTCTAATAATTTTTGAAGTTGGATAAATTTGGGGTTCTATAGACTCTCTAGATTTTGAAACTATTGTCCCATCAATAATTTTGTCTACTTTTTGTTTAATCCAATTTATTGGTTTTAAATTTTCAGTATCTACTCCTTCAGAATAATATAATTCTGTTTGAATTGTATCTGAAGATAAAATGTCCGTTATAGATCTTATATTTTGGGTCGTTGTAATTCCTAAGTATGTGTTATTACTAAACACTTGCACATTATCACCCGTTTTAAGGGTTTCGTTCACAAAAACCGATTTACTATCATCAGAACTTCCTCTATAAAAGAAAACTGAAATATTGTCTTCTGCTTTTGGTGGATAAGTGAATGTGAATGAAGTTCCCCCCTTGAATTGATACGCAACTTTTGGTTGCTGTAAAACACCATTTATGAAAATTAATAATAAAGAATCAAACTCAATTAACTGAGAATCTAAATTGGAATTATTTTTTTCAAAACTTAATAGTTGTGATTTGTAATATAATGGGAATCTAGTTCTTGTTCCATCTTGATATGATTTGATACTATCAATATAATCTAATTCTCCAAATTGCCAAGCACCGAATGAATCAGTGAATGTTTCTAAAATTGTCAGTTGAAATTCTGAAATTNGACTTCCTAATCCATAATCTGTTACTAAACCTACTGGTTTTACTACATCACCCGCTCTAAATCCATATCCATTTTTAGAAATTTTGAATGAAGAAACTTCAAATAATGTAGAACCTATTCCGGTTGTTGATACCGTCCCAACCTCAACATTTAATAATAATCCAACACCAGTTTCTGTAGTATTTCCTATTCCCAATCTAGATACTCCAATTACTGGTAAATTCTCATAGTTTGGAGGAGAAATGTTAATAGTTGGATTTGTATACCCTGTTCCACCATTAACTATTGTAAATGATAAAGTTCCTCCAACCCCAACAGATGCTGAAATTACTGCTTGATTTCCGGCATGTCCATATTCAGTTACTGCAATGGAAACTGGACTTCTATATCCTGATCCCCAATTTCCAGTTGTTCCAATTCCAACAGAAATAATTGATCCCGCAGAAATTGATGCAGTAACCGATGCACCAACTAATGGGGCATATCCTAAACCATTAGTTGATCCAAGAGATACAATCATTCCACCTCTTGGTAATTGGTTTAGATTTATATCGGAATCTGATATTATTGTATCACCATTTGAAGAAGTTATTCCAGTAAATATTACACTACTAATCCCGGACAAATTATTTTCAACAATACTAAAGTTGTTGTTAGCATTATTTTGAGTAGACGGAGTTTGGAATATTCCATTTATAAAAACCATTCCATTTGCACCATCCGAACCAATTCCAATTGTATTCAATCCAGAAACAGTCAATCTATATGTTTGACCAATACCAGTAAATTCTTTGGATATATCATCAAAAATTTTATTATCATCATAATTTTTTTTCAGAAATACTCTTCCATTAAAAAATGATCTTGGATCTGGCAAATTATCAACATCACCAAATAATTGATCTTCTAATCCACCACGAGGAGGGTCTGAAAAATTAATACTATTCTTTACAATATTAAATGACCCTCTATATAATTTTACAGGACTTGAATTTAAATGTGTAGATGTAGAAGAACCAACAAATCCTCTAATAACATTCACCAATGGTACTTGTCCTGAGAAGGTTATTGGTCCAGAATAAGTACTACCCAATCCAACATTAATAACTTTCATATATTCATCATCAATCTTCAAAAAATCACCAAGAGAAATTGAAGAAATTCCACTAATTCCAAATATCGTTGAAGAAGATCCTATTTGACCACCATTATCTACGACATAACTTAATCGAGAGAATGAAATAGGTGATTGTACAACATTATCGATTGAAATAATACATTTTTCATTCTTTTTAAACATTTCAAGTTCATGAGCATTTCCAGATCCATATGATGTGAATGTGACGGCGATAGCAGGAGATGCTAGAGCATAATCTTTTCTTGTAGATATTTTGAATTTATTATTATCAATTTTGATAGCATAGACCACATTCGGTAAAATATTTGTTACTATACCTACATTATTCAAAGTTGAACCAATTCCAACAGATGTTGCTGCGACTCCAGAAAAAGTTGAATTTGGTCTGTAAATTAATTCTTCTCCGGTATTGAAAAAATGATTTGGTATATTAAACTCACCAGTAGATAAATCTAGCATAGAAGATTTTGATGGATCAAAAACTTTCATGAATATTGGAGTTCCATCATAATTCAATTCAAATTTAAGTTTATTAAGTTCATCAACATTTGCACCAAAAAATCTAGAAACTCCAATAGATTCTAATGTGTTTCCATATTCTAGATTTTTGGGAATATTGACATAATCAACTTCAGAGTAAAATAACTGATTAAAACTTATAATTTCAAAATTTCCCGATAAATTTTGATCTGGATAAAACTTTAAGCAAGCAATTCCCCCAGCAACTATCTCCCCACCAAAGGTTCCAATTCCTGTAGTGCTACCAATAGACAAGAATGGATATTGTGAGGTGTAAGTATTATTATTATTCGCATCATTTATCATAATGATTTGATGTAATGAAGTTGTTTGTCCAATTGAAACTCTTATCGTAGATTTGAGTGATGTAAATAACAAATAATCAAATTCTGTTATAGTTGATGCTGAAGATACATTTTTATATGAAGATTCATATTTAACTGTTTTTTCCGATCCGTCTGGTTGCCCATCCGTTTTAAATCTGTAAGTACTAATACCAATTGAAGTAGATCCAAATCCTATATTTTTTGATCTAACTATAACGGAACTATTTGAAGTATTATTATATTGTAAACTTAGTATTCCACCATTTATGTTTGAAGTAAATGATCCTATAAATCTTGAACTAAAACCATCGGCAGTGTTATCGAAGAAAAATTCACTCATGTTTGTATTTGTCCCATCATGATCGACAAATAATTCCACATAATTCATTTCATTTGTAGAATTATTTGTTAAATGAATTTCAGAATATATTGATTTTGTTGATGAAACTGGATATTCTAATATATTAATAGTCTGGAATGGAGGTACTACAGACGTTTTTGATATTAAGTTTATGTATCCAAATGAAGTTGTTCCTATACCAGAATTGAAGTTGCTAAATGAATTACTTAAAAACTTAATGTTATATGTAAAATCATTTACATTAAATGGTTCTAATGATAAGTAATTTTGATTAGTTCCTTCATCAGTATGTCCATAAAGTGTGGCGATAGGTGATTCTATATTTGTAACTACTCCTTTATCTAAGATAAAAATATTATTATTATCTGATAAAACAATTATCTCACTAAATTGAATTTGAGAATAATCATTATTTGAAATTTGTACCAAGTATTTTTGGTATTTTTTGGTTGGATTAATTGTATCAATATTAACTCTTTTATCTACCTTTTGATTTGAGTTAGAAAACCCTTTACTAATATCATCAATTTCAAGAACTCTATTCGTTAGACATTCAATGTAATCAGATAATTTTTTGTTTGTTAGTTTCAAATATCTTGAAAATTTATTTTCAATAGTATCAACATCAATAGATAAGTCAAAGTTATTAATTGTATCAACTCTCTTTTGTTCTAAAATATCATAAATTATTGTAGTATATTCATTTATTGCAATTGATGATGGTCCAACATTGTTTGTTATTTCAGTATCTGCAAAGTTTTTGAGACCAGATGTATGTAGAAGTTTATTTACTGGACTAACAATTTCTGTCCACTTTTTACTACTTTTAACAGAATATGAAAGATTTTGATAATAATCATTATCTTGAATAACTTGATAATCATCATTCAGTTTTCCTATATTATCAGACCATCCAATTCTAGTGGTATACCCATACCCAATATTAAATACACCCTTAGATATATTTACACTGTCAATTGTTGCCAATAACCCGGATTGTCTTCCTCTTAAAATTTGATTTGATTTTAAATCATAGTAACCAGAGGTTTTTATGAAAGAACTACTAGATTCTACGATCTTTAATTCAGTCTCTGTGAATCCATTTCCACTATCAATATCTAAAGACTCACCAATTATAAATTTAGAGAATGTTTGTACTGAATTAAATTTTGGATAATTATTATAATTTACAATTACCGCACGAAAATTTTGCATAGTCCCAGCTATTCCAGGATTGCTAGTTAATTCTGAAATATCATATTTTAAAATTCTTGGTAATGAAGTACCAGAATTTAGATATTCTGTTACAGTAAAAAATTCGTATCCATAATTTTCAGAATTTAATCCATCACCAGATGTTCCATTTTTCAAAATACCCTCAACAAAAATTTTATCTCCTTGTTGAAATGGTTCAATTCCGAATCCAGATAATGGAGTTACTAATGTGCAAGTAATTATTCCGGATGTAGATGATTGAACAGTTTGTATTCCTACACCATTTGAATTATTAACTGATATTATCTTTGGAAGTTTTTCTGGAATTCCTTTTGGATTTTCAATAATTGATACATAATTAATTGAAGTTCCAACTAAATTAGCAGATAATTTTCCAGAATTAATTTGTTTTCCAGTTTCCGAATTAACAACTATTAAATCTGGACTTGATGTATAGTTTTTCCCACCGTCTAAAATTTCAACCCCCAAAATAGTATTTGAATTTTTAATTGTTAAAAATGTTGGTATAGAAGCTTCTGGATTAAGAGTTTTATCTGATGAATATTCAAATCCCTCATTTACTATTCTGACCTGATTTATTTTTCCTATATTAGATGATTTAGGTATTATATAAGCACCATTTCCATAGTTTGTTTTTATTGTTTCAAATGAAGGTAACTTTTTAAATTCATTTGCAGATGAAATGACTCTAATTTTTTCAATTGCACCAATATCAGTTTTTGAATTAGTTGTATAATATAGAGAATCGCAATCAATATTTTGATAATAATTATTTTCAGGTTTTTTTGTTAAGGAAACATCAAAAGTTGTTGATCCCACACCAGAAATGATATAAGATCCATTATAATAACTTTCTATAAAACTAATTTTTGAATAATTTTGAACATCATTATCTGTTGGTACAATCGAACCTGATTTTTCTAAAGAATAATATAAAGTTTGAGGAATGTTTTCACTATAATTAATGGTTAATGATGCAACTGAAGATATTCCTGCATTTCCAATTTTTGATATTGAGAAAATGCTAGTTGACCCAGTAGAAATAAATTCATTAGTAAAATCTTCATCATAAAATATTTTTAAATTATATCCGGATAAAGAAGAATCTGTCAAATCATAAACCAAATTATTATTCCTAATAGATACAATTTCTGGATTAATTAATCCTAACTCATGTGTCGATACTGGAGCATTTGAAATATTTACAGTTATTGGAGGAGTTGATAAAGAATCAACTAATGTTTCGCAAAGTTTAATAGTGTTTGTATCTATTTTATAGATATAATAAAACCCAGTAGATAATCCAACTGCAGGTTGTGAAGACTTATAGAGGACTTTATCTCCGGTTTTAAATGAATTATTATTAATCGTTATTTCACTATTCGCAGTATTAATTCCAGAAGAATTGAATTGAATTGGATTGATAATTAATCTCTTACTCTGTATATCATATTTCAATTTAATTGCTGTTGATGTTCCAATTCCAACAGAAAGTCCAGGATTGACATTTAAATTTATCTTATCTCCATCGACTAAATTATGATTTTTTTCTAATGTAACTTTAGAATAAATTCTATCAACAGTACCTGTTATTTGATTAAAATTTGATTGAATTGAGTACCTATAATCACTACTTCCATCAGAGGTAAAAAATAAACCCTTTGATGTTGTAGTTAATCCAATTTGTGTTACTATTCCAATGTAATCTGCAGATTGTTTTATAATGTAAACTTTTTGTGAATTTCCACTTTCAGGAAAACCAAAAATACTACTTTCTGAAGTATTTGAAACTGAAAAATTCGTTGAAGTAGAAGGTTTAATAAAAGTTACTTCTTGTCCATTATAAAATGGATGATTTGGTATAAAAATTGATTGAGTTGGAATTGATACGATTTTATATATGTTACCTATTTTGTATGATTTTGAAATTTCTACTCCGGGAGTTGTTCCAATCCCTATTGATTCCTTTGGATTAAAAAATACCAAATCATTTATTTTAGAATCAAAATTTTTTACCGATTTATTAATTATAAAGTAATTTGGTATGAAATATGTTGGTGTTGTTGCAGTATGAGATGTTCCGGTAGTTTCTCTAGATACTCTAATAATATTTTGATTTTTAAAAATGTTTAAAATTTTTAATTTTTCATTATTAATTTTTATGCTACTCCCAATAGAAACAGTATCTGGGATATTTGTTAATAAAATATCAGTTACAATTCCTGTAGTTGCGTAATTTTGAATATCTTCTGATAGTATGGAACTATATGAAGTTATTCCAATTTGGTAAGATCCATTTAAGTCATTAATTTGAGTAGAAAAACCAGTAATATTAACATAGTTTAAATTATTTAATTGGTGATTGGGTGGTATAGATACTTTAATTTTTTCTCCAGTCTCCCATACGAAAATAGAATTGTTATAAGTTTCTATTGATGTATTGACATTTAAAATATTTTTGCCTCGGATTTGAGAAATTTCCGCATTAAGTCCTCCACCACCAGTATCAGTTTCATCAAATATAATTTTATCCCCTACATTATAATCATCTCCTGGATTTACGATATCAAAGTTTTCTATTGATCCAGAAGTTACAGATTCTACAATAGTTAATTGATTTATAATCTCATTAGATTCCGAAATAAAATCATTGTCAGCATATCTATCAGAAACTTTATACGGAAATGTATTTCTAATTAGTCCTGAGTTATTAAAATCAAAATCTTGATTTAAAAACTTGTTTTCCTTTATATACTCTGATTTATACTTATTTCCAATAAAATATGGAAAACTACCTACACTATTACCATTAGAATCAATAATTGATGTTGCAAAATAAGCATATACTCCGTTTGGAAATTCTGGTGTTACACAAAATCTTCCATTATATTCATCTAAATCGCCGGAATTTGTAAATTGATAGTCTTCTACAAAAAATCCTTCAAAAAATTGCGATGGTCGATCAGTTATATTACTAGAACTTAATGTATAACCAGAAAGTAATTTTTTAATCGGTGAGTTTTTATCCCTAGAATCTGAATAACCGTAAGAACCATAAATTGGATTTCCATCATATCCCCATCCAATTAATGGTGAGTGTGATGATCCATTATCTCCAAAAAATTCTTGAGTAAGATTTGAATAACCACAAATGGAATATTGCAATTTATTATATGATGATGTTACTATTTCATTAGCCGCAAATGTTGTATCAGTAATGTCATTATATAAAATATTGTTATTGGCAGTTAATGATCTAACGACAGGATCGAAAATTGCATTTTTTCCAGATGATTCGACAATAATGGATGTATTTGAAGGGGAATATCCTATTCCGGAATTTATAATAGTCACACTAACAATTTTATTATTAACCACTACAGGTTTCAATGAAGCACCAGTTCCATCTCCAATAACTTTTAGTTCCGGAATTGAATAATACTCAGACCCACTGTACTGAACCGAAATATCAATAATACGACCATTAGATATCACTGGTTTTATTTGTGCCTCTTTTCCGTTTTTAATTGAAATAGATGGTTTTTTATGATAATTTAAAATCGAAGATCCATATCCTACTCCAGATTCATAAACATAAATGTCAGCAATTTTTCCCCTAACGATTGGAGTTGCATCAATAGTCCCCCTAAATTGAGTACTACCCAATCCAACAGAACTATACTCTATACTAAAGTTTATTTTTGGATAATTGAAAATTTGATATCCAGATCCAATGTTATTAAATTTTACATATTTTCCTCTTTGGTAATCACTTATATAAGTTCCACCAATTCCAGCATTTACTATTCTAAAATTATCATCATCTATCTTTATTATGTAATATTGATTTAATGTAGATAGACCAATTATTCCTGTAGTTTCATATTCATAAACTACAAGTTCTCCTGTTTTAAAACCATGATTAGTGAAAGATATAATATGATTTGTTGTCGAAATTCCTGATGGAGAAACTCTGAGTTTTCTGTTCGTATATCCAGATCCACCATTAATTACTTTAATTTCTGTTAGGGTATTTTTTGGTTCTGTGACAAATTTTTGAATACCTGATGTACCCATGGTGGTAAATCCAACAGTATTAATACCACTTATGAAATCATTATATGACTGATATAATTGAATTGTAGAATCACTTATATATTTTACATAATATGTTGATTCAGATTTTAAAGTTTTTCCAGTATCAAAATTGTTACCACCAAAAGATCCTATACCTAGTGGAGGATTTTTTCCAGGTCTATAAATAACTGCCTCGCCGTTTATGAGACCATGCTTTGATTTGAATGTTATAGTCTCAAAATTTATATCTACACCGCCACCATATCCAAGTTCTCTAGCATCAAACTCAATTTCTCTTCTTTTTCTTTCGATTATTGGATTAAATGAGCAACCTTTACCATTTCCTCCAGTGACTGCTACAGATACTACAACATCAATATCAAAATTTTGTGGTGTTACATAAATTTTTTCTATTGAACCAACTATTACTGGTTGAACTAAAGCATTTCCACCAGAAACTGATAATAGTGGAGGATTTATAACATCATAATTTTTTCCACCGTTCAATATATTAACTTTTTCTAATGGACCATAATAGATTTTATCATTAGACTTATAACTTAAAATTTCAACACCATTAACCATCATCCCAACAGATCCTGGTGATGTTAAATCAGATCCTCCTTTTTTCTTAATAATATTCAATGGAAACTTTCTTAATATTTTTTGTGGAGATATAATACCTTCTTTCTGATAACTTAGAGTAAATTTATGTGTGCCTGCAGTTAAATTTCCAAAATACAAATAATTTAATGAACCAATAACTGATCTTGATGCATAGAGTCTAATTTGTAAATTACCAGGAAGAACTTCAACATAATATAAACCTTCAGTCAATCCAGAAATAGGTAAGTCTGATGGTTTATAGTAAACTTCACTACCAGTTACAAATGAAACCTTAGATTCAAAAGAAATTATTGAATATAATTTCGTTATTGAATTTTGTTCGGATACTCCAGACGCATTATACGAAAAAATATTATTTGATATATTATATGATGGTAAAGAATTTGATGCAATGTATATGAATTCATCATTTTCATTATAGAGGTTTTGAACATCCGAAAATAAAGAATCATATTCAAGAGGAACTAATGTACTTTTTGCTGTTTTAATTCTTCTTCTAACATCATAGTTGAAACTTCCATTTAATGTAAAAGATTGATTTAATGTAATTTGATTTCCTACGATTCCAGTTATTAATAAATTTGAAGCTATTATATTATTTGACCCCTGCGATAATACATCAATATAATCACCAACTCTTAAACTTGATTTATCAATATTACTTTTTAATGTAACTTGAGAGATTGATCCATCAGAAAAAGTATCAATTTGATATCTTGAACTGGTATTGTAAATCCAACTATTGGCAAAAATTTCTTTATATGAAGAATCAGTATCTGGATTTCTAATCAATTCTCCTACAGATTTAACTCCTATTTCTTCTCCTACAGATATGAAAGAATTTTCAAAAATTGATTGATAATCTGATAAAATTCCAGTTATTCTAAATTCTACCTTCTTTGACAAGTCTCCATTTTCATAACCATAATAAGTCTCATCAGATCTAATTATGGAAGATGTAGAAATGCCCGTTAGAATTCCAGAACATCCAAAAAATTGATTGATACTTTTACTGGTATATGTAATTTCATTATTTGATGCATAAATTTTACCAGAATTTGGAAATCCTATAGTAGAATCTACTGTAATTATTGAACTACCAACACTAACATAATTAATATTTTTCGTATTACCAGTTATAGAAAAAGATCCGGTAACTGTTGGGTATGAATCATCATAACCAACAAAAAGTAATAATTTATAATAAGTTTTTCCTTTTCTTTGTATAATTTCAACCTCTGAAATAGATGCAGTACTATTATCTTTATTTTTAAAAATAGTTTGCCCTTCGAGGTTAGAAAGATTTCCGGAAATAGATTCTGCAACTATTATCTGTCTCCTTAAATAAGTTGCTGAAGATGGCTTTATTAAATAATTTTCGAGATCAATTACTTTTGGTGCCTCTCCAAATAAAACATTGAATAAAATTCTAAATGATTCTTCTGTTCCTTTTGATTTGTATAGAGTTTTTGCTTCTTTTATAAAATTTCCGACATTCAAATCTGCGTCAAAATTTAAATTTTCTAAACCTGGTGTTAAATTATACTTAATTTTTTTATAAAATTCTTGTAAAAATAATGCACTTAAATTTTGTACAGATGCAGATTCGGTGTGAAAGGATGCCTCTGATGTTGAAAATACTAGTTCTTCGGAGTTTAAATCTTTATGGTAACTAGTAATTCCAGAAAAACCACGAATACATCCAATAAATGTATTTGTTGTTATTCCTATGTATGTAATAATTTCGTCATCTATTTTTAAGAGACCATACTTTTGAGGAAATCCTTTGGTGCTGGAAACAACTATATTTTTTGAGTCGGAAGAAATATTTTCAGATAAAATAGTGGATCCTACTACTACTTCTGGGGTTAAATTATCTAATTTTAAATATTGATCAAGATTTTCTACTATATCAATAGTTCCACCTTGATACTCTTGGGAGATGTAATATTGTTTTAAGAATTCTGTTATCTTTGGACTTTCATCTAATATGAATTCTGGAAGTTGACTATTAATAATTTGCTGTACTTTTACTCTAGATTCAAAACCAGTTTGTATCATATTACGACCTCTTTAATTCTCCATTAGAATAACTTGATCTGTAGTATTCACTACTAGAAAACATAACTCCAGATGTATCATCTCCAGAAGTTATGACATCTTTAATCATATTTATTGAACTTTTTGAAACATCAAATGATAGATATAAATCTTTCAATCCTATGACATCATTTGACTCAGGATATGCCTGAACTTCAATAATATCCTGAGGTAAACTTGTTGATGTGATATTTAATACACCTAATAATATTTCTCCAGATTCATAGTTCACAGTACCTGCAGATTTAACAATAACTTTATTTTCGAACTTTATTGTAGTAGTTGCAATACCGACAGGAGAAATATCTTGTACAATTGAAATAACTCCTGTTTTTAAATCATCATTTGGGGTATCGGTTAAATAAACTACACCAGTTTCACCTAAAAGATTAAATCCTGTAGATTTAATATTTTTTCCTGAAGGATTCACATGAAATCTATTTCCAAAACAAATTTCATATTGGGTAGGGGAATTAATTGATGCTTTAAGATCTCTTCTGATTCTTATTTTTGTAATATTAGATGTAATAGAAGAATCTGTATTATCGATAATTTGAAGAACTTTACTATATTTAAATCTCCCCCCAAAAGAATTTAAGTCCGATGATTCAGAATACATATTCAATGAACTTATAATTTTTGTTCTTAACGATTCGACAGTATCAACTTGGGAGTAATTGTAATAAATTGATGAATCTATCTCAACATAAAGAATTTGTAAGTCTATGATTTCGGGATTAATACCAATAACTGAATATTGTTTAAGTTTATTTTTAATTTGCTGTTTATTAAAATCAGATACATAAGTACCATTCTTTGGTTTGATACTTATAAAAACCTTCCCATACTGAGGTGGATTAAGTTCTTCGCCACCAACTACAGATACTGATTCTGTTTGAGGATAAATTTTAGATTTAATAATTGCCTCATAATCTCTTACTGTTACTGCTCTATACTGTGATGAATAAAGTCTTGGGGAATAATTTTTAATAGAATCTATGGTTTCAATATCAGATCCATTTTGTGATGACTGAATTGATGTTACCGTTATTGTGTTTGTTGGTATTACAATATTATTTGATGAGTCTGTGAATGATCCTGCAAATGTAAATGAATTTGCCCCATTTCCATTCTTTCCACCAGTAACGATATATGTAACAGTAATTACCGAATTATTTTCTAACTTTTTACCAAAAATACCATCACCGAAAAGTAGTTCATACTTTTCATCTTGAACTTCTTGAATTAAAAATATTTTTGATTCTGAATTTATATTAAATATATTATCTACGAGAGTATATTGATTTCCAACTCCAGAGTCACTAATACCTTTAACATAAACTCTGATCGTTGAAGTGTCTATAAATGAATTATCTAAAATGAATCTTTGATCTAAAGATCCATTTACAGTAAATTGTTTTCTTAAAAATGTACCTTCCTTAATTTCTATGCTATTGAAAGATGCTACTCCATTGGCAGCATTTACACTGATGTTATCTGGTGTTGAAAAAATATAAGAAGATTCGCTTACAGAACCCGTACAAACTAATCCAGACTGTAAAGTTACAGTTGGCGAGTATCTAACTGGATTTGTTGAAATTGGAGGAACTGAGACTGAAAAAGATATCAGAGCAGTTGAGCAATTTCTTGAACGAGGAACATACCCAATTGTTCTTGCTAGAGAGACAACATTTTCTCTTACAGTTGCTGAGTCTAAGAATGACTCATTAACAACCATATTTGAATTAAATGCTGTAATATAAGTATTATAAGCAAGAGTGTCGATTAGAACCGAAAAATTAGAACCTTCAAAATCAAAGTCGGTAAAATTTGAATTCGCACGAAGATAGTCCTTAATGGAGGTTCTTATTTGATCAAAATCTAGATTCGTAAACTTAGTGAAAGGCATTTTATCTTGTTGCCTCTAATATAAATGAAAATTTTTGTGTTGGAATTTCTTGCCCAATAATATTAAAATTAATTGTAACTTCAAATTCATTTGTATCTGGTAAAGGATTAACAAATACTCGAACATCATTAACTCTAGGTTCGTAATTCGAAATTACATTTAAAATTTGATCTTCAATTACTGATCCAGTTGCAAAATCTACAAATTCAAATAAACTTGATCTTACATCTGAACCTAGAGTTGAGTTAAAAAATCTTTCAGTTGGTATTGTTTCAACTAAATTGCGAATTGATCTGATAATAGCAGTTTCATTTTTTAATATTGGAAGATCTTTCGTCACTGGATGTGGATCAAAAGATAAACTAATATCCTTAAAAACTCTTGATATCCGTGTAACTGCCATTTTAAATAAATTTCTTTATTTATTTATGTCTATTTCCAAGATGATCCATAACTTGGTTCAGTTCCATAATTCCAATCATCATAATCTTCATCGTTTCTTATTTTCTCATGTAACTCAACTTGTTTTTTAAGATCATGTTTTGGTGCAAGATCATGCATAACTTCTTGAATGACTCTCTTTGGTTTCATTTCATCATAATCAGTGATCAATTTTTTAGTTCCCCACATCTCATACATGTAATTACTATCTCTATCGACTGGTAAATTAGACATTTTAGCTCCTGTTTTAAAGAATAAAACAGAACTTTTATAAAGGAGGTTTCTATCTCCCATAAGTATTTAACGATCTAATTCTCTTAACTTATAATTATCTGAATTTAAGTATTTTAGTAGTTCTAATGCTATTAATTTTGGATTTCCTTCACCACAGGTATAAACATCAATCGCAATACATCCATTTTCAGGCCAAGTATGACATGAAACATGACTTTCTGAAAGGGCAATGACTATGGTACATCCCTGAGGAATAAAACAATGTTGGTAAATGTTGAGAATTGTCATTCCAGCACGATTTATACCATTTTCCATAATTGCTTGAATGGCAATTCCGTCATTTAAAAGGTTAAAATCGACATTGTAAACCTCTAAAAGTAGATGTTTACCCATCGAAAACTGTTTCAATTTACTTTTTGCGAAAAATTTATTTATTGAATATAAAATCCCTTACGAAAATAGTCACTATCTTCAATAAAATTCATATTTTTAATTTTTTCATCTGGATGAAAATGATCAGTGCTTTTTTTCTATCCATTCTTTACGAGCAAGACGGCCCATTCCGAGTAAATTAAAGGATGGGCGAACAATATAAAAGTCGGATTCGGGAACAGTGGTTCCAACAGGACCACATGTATAACCCAATATCCGACTTAGAAATAATTTATTATAAACCCAGAGATCTGATGAATGTATATGATTCCATTCATCATTGACATCTAGGTGATACATTATCCTTTCCCCTGTCCTCTATATTTTTTTCTTGCTCCATTACGAGATGTTGCAGAATACTTAGTACCATCTCCATCTCCCTGACGGGATTTCTTAGGAGGTCCAGGAATATAAGAACTGCTTTTATTCAGTCCACCTTTTGCTTTTGTAGCCATAAGTNATTCTCCACTAAAATTTCAGTTTCAANATCTTCAGGTTTTGGAGAACCTGTCTGATAAAAATCAATTGACAGATCCTCCATTGTATTGAAATATTCTTCTTCTGTAAGACAAGTATAAATTTTTCTTCCTTTACAAAGAATATTATAACGCTCGTTGCTCATCAAATCACTCTTGTTTTTTCGTGACCAACGCGAATGCGAGGATCGCACCAAATTTGGAAACCTGCCTCTATTGCATCCAGACAGAATGATACATCTTCTCCACACATATCCTGAACTTCTCCAGATTCAAAGACTTGCATCTTTGGAGCAAACCAAGGATACTTCATTTCAGAATGTTCAAAGACTCCATTCTTAATCAGAACCCAGCCAAATCCAGTATAGTCAACTGTGAATGGTTTACGACGCTTGGAAATGCTTTCAACGGTCTCATGATTCATAACACCACCATTTCCTCTGAAATCTTCTTCATCCAACCAATGTGCGACTGATGTTGTATGACCATCTTCTGTGGCATACCAACCTGCCGCAATATCTTTGTCCATCAGAACCAGTTGCCAAAACTTTTCAGTATTGAAAACAATATCTGAGTCAATCCAGAGTTGCCAATCATATTGAAGTTTTCCATCCCAAGGAATTTGATTCGGTCCTCTTAGAACATTCGCACCTAAACATTTGCATCTTGCAAAGTTTACCATGGATGAATAGTCTTGCGAGATCTGAATACTTGCTCCTGACTGTACTAGATCAAAACACAGTTGAACAAAACTCTTGAGGTAAGTATAAGAAACTCCCCTGCCAGGCAGACAGAAGACGATAGATTTTCCTCTTACCATCTCTCTTGCCAAATTATAGTCCCATTCTTGTTCTTGCTGAACTGAGGGACTTTTTGCTGCTTTTACAGTAAATCCTTTAGCCATAATTTTTTGTAATTACTTCAGTATCATACAGTATTATCTATATGATGTCAAGAACTGCGTTCTGACAGAATTAGTTCATTTCCTTCAAGATTAAATGAGATTTCTGTGTCTTCATACCATTCTAAGTCATTCATGATTTGCTCAGGAATTGTGATGAAGTATTGACCACTGATTGGATCGATCTCTATGGGCGCAAAAATATCCCCGGAATTTTTTTTCATTTGAGTGAATATAAGTTTTGATTTTATATATGCGGGGTTTTTGAAATTTTTTGGTGGGGGGAATTTTTTATTGTGAGGGGTTGTGAGATTTTATTTTGGGTGGGGGATTTTTTTATTATAGAGTCTTATATTTCTCTCGCTTCCGTAACACTTTGTAGGTTAGGGTAGTGTTGGGTTTTTCAATTAGGATCGCTTAACTGTCAATCACGAACGAATAAGGGATACTAATCGTTCGTGATTAGGGCGGCAGAGTATAAACAACTGCCGCCCACGAACGTATAACTTAAGCGCCCAACTCTCCCAAACGAAGTGTGATTTTATGACACGCAATCCGCCGCCCGTTCAGTGTAAACGTATGGCGACGATTGCCGTTCTTTGTAACTTTAACCGTGCAACCCAACACTATGTCATGCGGAGGATTGCCCTCCCCAGCATAACCCTGGCAGTGCAATTCTGCCTCTCCGATCATACCATCACCGTGCAATCCGCCACGGTTGATAGAGTCGATTGCGAACTGTTCGACATCTCTAATGCGCTGAAAGTTCTCTGCGAAAGTAGAAAGCATGGGTCGAAAGTGTGGTGAAAAGTGTCAGGGAAGAACGCGAACTTTGATCTGGTTTCTTGACACTAATGCACCGTTAGAGTTTAAGATACCAACGCTGAGGCATTTGTTATACAAACCCATGTAGAGTTTGCCTACGCTAAGACCGAAGATCTCATCCCATTCTGCACACTTAGGGTTGAAATTAAAGTAGAAGATCTCAGAAAAGTGCAGCGGTGTGGTGATACGCATGGTGAAAAGTGTGGTGAAAAGTGAAAAGAAAGGGGGAGGATTAGTCCCCCTAAGTGTAACTCAGAGTCCGAACTTCTCCCTGCAGATAGGACCGATTCCCAACTCGATTGAAAGGGGATTGGTTAACTCACGCGCACAACATGAACACGTTCCTGTCTGCTGACCGTAGAGTTTAGCGGCAGCGTAAGGATCAGCGGCAGCAGATTGCACCGATTGAATGAGTGCCATTTCACCTAAGTTGGTTGCGTTAGATGTAATCCAACCAAGGTAAATGTTGCTCATTGTGCCCCACTGATTCACCTCTTTATCGTGGGAGAAAACATACACTTTACCCTGATACTTTGAGGGTTTTACGATAAAGTCTGTGAAGCGCATCACAATACGCTTAAGACCCCTATTCTGTGCCTCTTCGATTGCATTTACGATCCCGCTAAAGTTGTAAACAGTGGCGGCATTGTGGCGGATAATGGGATGGCGCATGATGCTTACCTTAGGTGTGGTTTGTGGAAAGAAAGGGGTGAGAATGTCACCCCCAGAGTGTCAGTTAATCCGAATGGATTGCGAAGTTGAAGCAATAGTAAACTGCCCCAACACTTCGCGGCGTTTCTTCTCCGCTTTCAGCAGAAGTTCCTGCTGGTTTATGTCATCCCCGAAATCCTTATTGTTTCGAGTAACCAAACTCACCGTCCGTTGTTTCACCTTAATGGTGGAAACATTCTCTGCAATCATTGCATCTAAAAGGTCAGCGTTTGCTGCCTTTAGTTGTAGTTCCAGAGTCTTAAACTTACGGTGGAGTTCAATAGACTTTTGTGCAAGAGTCTGAAGTTCCATTGTAGGAAAGAATGAAGAACAAAAGTGTAACTAAAGCAAACCTGAAAAGTATAAAACAGCAGAACCGGCGCGACAGTAGAACCCGCCCGACCCATCGCCCGCGATGCCTCCGGCACCGCCCGATCCTGCTATTCAGTTGTCAAGGTTCGCTCCGCTACTGTATCAAATCTGAATGCCCACTAGAGGGTTCAAACCTTAAGAAAAGCGGAAATTACCCATCAGCAACGTTAATGGGTCAAACGCTTGACGGATGGGCGGTTGGCGTGGTTGGAATCGCACCAGCGTCAGGCAGTTTGTATAAAGAACTCAAACAGTGCTAAATGAATTAAACTCAAACAGTGCTAAATGAATTAAACTCAAACACCACTGATTTAATTTAACTCAAACAGTGCTAAATGAATTAAACTCAAACAGTGCTAAGTATAAAAAACTAAGACAGGACTAAATGTAGAAAACTAAACCACACCACTGACTAACATTCTACACTTAATCCTGAGTTAGTTCTTTATGCTCAGGAAAAGTATAAAGAATAAAGAACTACTTAAGATTCATTCTCTATTCTTTATTCTTTCATTCTTCATTCATTTAACTAACTCTGCAGGTGATCCACAAGACTTATAAAATGCAATCATTCTTTCTGCCTCTTGAATTGTGGTGAATGATTGTGTGCGCCATTCACAAGAATTGTAAGGAGTTTGATAACGAATGATGAACATGAATCTAGTTGCGAATGTGTGTGAAATGTGTGCAATCTCGTCGAGATGTGTATGTGTATTCTCGACGAGATTGTATGATGATTGTGTGTAATCTCGTCGAGATCATGTGAACTTGTGTGCGCGTCTCGACGAGATTCAATAATGATGCCTTGACATTACACAATTCGGATCATTAAACCAATCAGAATCCTCATAAGATTCCGACATTCTGATGATAAGATCATCGGTCAATTCAACCATTCCAGTAGTAACTAACTGGGCGATTTCTTCAGGGGTGAGAATAGTGTTCATGATGGTGAAAAATGTAAAGAATTGGGGGGAGGATTGTGCCTCCCCGATGATGCTCAGACTTCCAAAGGTTTCATCGCTTGACCATACTTTTTGAAGTAGAATCCTGCGATCTCAACTGCAGAAAGAACTCCGGGTTCGTTTCTGACTTTAACAGGTTCGCCGTTCTTGAGTGCTGCCCACACGGTCTGGCGGGTGGTGATGTCGGAAGCGGGTGAGAAGGTTCGCATCGGGTGGTGTGGTGTGAACTGAGAGAATTCTACAGGGTCAGCGGCGGATCATCTCAGCAGCAGTGGACAGTGCCTCACCTGTCACATTGCGGATGGGGCGGATTGGTTCCCAGAACCAGTAGAGCAGCAGAGCAGCGATCAGAAGGCGCAGCATGGCACGATGGTAGTAGGAAGGATGGCGGGAGCAGGTTAGAGCGTTGAGCATGGTAGAAGGGGCGCAGAGCGCCCCGTAGGGGTTCAACCGATCAGGGCAGCGATCAGGCGGTCACGCTTGCGGATGGCGGCGGGGATGATGCTCCAATGCTCACGCTTGCCGGTGTTATTGTTCCGGGTTGCGGTGAGGATCCCCGCATCCTCAAGATCGACCATAACAGCGTGAATGGTGCCCTTGTGGCGCTTCGGATCCATGCCCATGCAACGGACGATCTCAGCGCCGCGCATGGCACCCTGCTGAATCAGGATGCTGCGAACCATGGTGCGGGTGATCAGGTGGAAGTTCATCGGAGTGGTGTGGTGAACTGATACCAGTATGGGGGCAGATGGGGCGCTGTGCCATCAGGTTGTGCCACCTTGCGAACTGTCCACTGCTGGGGGTTTATGGGTCTGTGGTGCCTGTAGACTATGGGGACAATCAGCACCAACACCGGCAGGGTCGCCGGTTGAACAACTATCGCCACCGAACCTGCCATAAAATAATGGCGCAAAAAGTATAAAAAAAGGGAGCAGAATTGCCCCCTTAAGTGTAATCAATCAGCGGCAACCATCATGCCATGCTGTACCGCAACTGTTCGCGGCGATCATATCAGCATCGGAAGGTTGCCAACCTTCAATATACTCCAGAATCTCAATCAGATCACCGACCTTATCATAAAGGTCTGTAGGGATGCTAAGGTCATTCAGAAACTTATTCCAAACCGGGAGAGTAGCAGCAGCGACAGTGTGGCAGTCGCAGCGGTTAAGGATGGCGGTTGCCTGAGTGGGATCGGGGATCATGGTGCGGTGTGGTTGACTCTGTAAGTCTACAGGATCGGATGGCAGGATGGGGCGCTGGGGCGCCCCGTGGTGGACAGTGGTCAGACTGTCACAATGGCGTTGACTGTTTTTTTAGCGGTGCCATGTGCAGGGAATGCTATAACAAACTCACGGTCCGATTGTTGACACAAACCGCAAGTGGCACAAGTTACATTCTCATGGATTGTTGCGGGGCAGGTGATAACTTTCCGACCGTTGGTTGTAGTATAGAATCGGTCGGTTTTCTCAGAGTGAACAACTGCCACGGCGGGAATGTTATACTCACTCATCACACGGTCAGCATCATCGACAGACTCACAAGATGCGTTGACGGTGAAACCTAAACCGTTCGCATTCTGCAGAGCGATGATGTTATGATCGTTCAGAATGTGATGCGAATAGGTGAAACCTTTGCGACCCTTGTTTGCATCAATCAACTGACGCAATTTCAGGTAATCAATGTTACCCTCATTATGCTGCAGATCGCCAGACACATTATGGCGCCAGAGTTGCCCGCGCTGAATCTTACGAATCTGTGCAATGAACTCCTGCCAAGATACGCCGCGCTCAGCATTAGAAACTTTGCGCCAGTGCATAACCTGCTTACCATACTTTGCATAACAACCTTTGTCATAAAATGGGCAGGTTGTGGGGCAGGTTGAGCGGTCGCTTGTGCTGGTGGGAATGGGTCCAGTCTTGGCGTTGCTGGAGATCAGAGTGAGAGCGGTGTTCATCGGGGTGGTGTGGTGAACTGCAGTTATCCTACAGCATCAGCGGGCAGGATGGGAGGCATCGCTGCCCCCCTTGTGCCAGTTATCGGATTGTCACAGATCCGCCCACTTGATACCTTTGATGTCAAGAAATGCCACCAATTTAGCAGCGTATTCTCCACAATGGGGGCAGCGAATCTCCTTTCTAACAATACTCCGATCAGTAGACTTTCCTGAAGGACTATTGTATTTTTTCATTTTCAGACGATACACTGCNGACAAAGTTTTCAGCATTTCTTCCACTTTGAGATCCTTTTGAGAATACTTAAANTAAACAGAGTTCATGCCCCTAAAATTATTCATACGGCGACACTTGTCCAGTTGCGATACAATCCAACGGGACTCATTGATGTCGCCCAGAATCTCATTCAAGCAGACCTCAAATGCAGCGTTGACTGTCTCAATTTGAGCAACGGTGCGCTCAAGTTCTTTCATACGATCATTGAGACGCTGTTGCTGAACCGTCGAAACTTGATCGTCGAAAGTAACCTTACGGGATTCCTGTTGTTGTTGTGCAAGTAGCACAAGTGCCTTCAGTTGATCGTCAGAGAAACCGGAAAAATCAAAGGTCATCGGTCTGTGATGTAGGCGGCGTCAGTGGTGCGCCGTTGGTGGAAGTATGGCACCCCAGAACCGACCCGATCAACCACCAATGTGACACTGATCGAACTGGCACAGCATCAGGGTTTTGTGGGCAGTCTGGCAGTATCTTAAGAGGACAACCAGCACCAACGGGAGAAGGGTATCTCTACTGAACAATACATCGCCACGGAACCTGTCAAAAAATAATAAGATAAAGAAAAGAAAAAGGATCAGGCACCACCCTGATCCTCAAGATCCACTTTCACCTATCATGTATGCTATGATTATCTGTTCTCTACGCATTGAGTGTTTTTTCTTAAGGATGGGGCGCATCTCATTCCCCTTGTATCAGAAGTCTACCATCCAGTCTGGATCATTGTCAAGTGNAACCCAGAAAAAGTATTTCTGATTCATAGATGCAAGAAACAGTTTGTTTCCTTTGTGNTGCTCGATGATACATTCATCGTTTGATTGCATCATGTTTGCAAAGCGATTCTTTGCTTTCTTCGAGATTGGAATAACGAATGCGGTTTCCATGATGTGCTCGTCGAGATGTGCATAATCTAGTTGATGTCTCATGACTCGTCGAGATTGAATGTGCCACTAGATGATGTGGCACACCTCGTCGAGTTTTAGAACTCAATCTCGTCTAGTGTGGGAACATTATCTTGACTAGATTCACCACTGTCCATCCCAGAACACAGTGCATCAAGAATCGAAAGGATGCTGGACCCATCAGTGCCTTTGTCCAGAAGAGTTGTCAGAATTTCTTTGTTCATAATCAAACACGAAGATAAGGGAAGTTAGAAACAACAAGACCAGGAACTGCAGAACTCGTTACTTTGAGTTCAGTTCCGTCATCATACCATCCATCGCTAGAAGAATCATAAACAAGAACCTCTATGTCTAGTTGATCCTTGTCAAGAGTCTGAATCATCTGGAGAAGTTGCCGATAGGTCATGAGATGTCTCAAGAACAAATGTAATGTAGCAGGGATCTCATGAGAACACAAGACCCCTTGTGACAGTTATCAGACTGACAGCAGTCGCTCGCTACGAATAGCAGAGTTGATGAAACTACCAACAGATTCCTCTTTGGCAATCACAGTATTCAGATCAGACACAAAGTTGCTGGGTTCAGCAACCTTATAGGTATAGTTACGACCACCCATGAAGGTGATGGTCACTTGCTCATCTTGCACATCGCTGATGTTTTCGATGGCGCTGGATTGAAACTTGAACATAATAAAAACAAAAAAGTAAAGGTTTGAGTGAAGTGTTTTGAGCGGGATGCTTCACCCCCGCTGATGAATCTAGTATGGCACGGGTTGGCAGTGGTGTCAACCCTTGTGTGCCACTTACTGAACTGTCACACTCTCCACCAGTTCTTGATAGTATTCCTCACCATAGATTGAGGTGATAAGAGATTCCATGTCATTCTCAGATTCAT